ACCATGATGTAGTTTGGTATGCACCTAGATTAAAGAATGGTCAATTCTTATGTGTGCCTATTGATGATGGTGATAAACCAAGATGTATTTACTTTGTTAAAGAAGTAAGTCGTAATTGTGAAATAGTTGATTATAGACAATGTTTTTAAATGGCTAAAAAAGAAAAAGTCTCTGCTGACGAAAAGTTTGACAATCAGGATATAAACCTATTCGACACCTTAGAACGGTTAGATAGAAAAGATTATGCTTGGTACGATAGCCTATCAGAAGAACAAAAGAAAAAGTTCGTACCGTACATGCTATTGCATTGGATGAGTGCAATTAAGGGAAACAAAGACCTACAAACATATTATACTATGAATAGTAATGAATCTGCTAACAAGTATATGTTCAATGAGGTAATACAAAAACATCCTAAACTACAATATCTAATGTTATGTGCTATTAGTCCCAACAAGGGCAAGCAGTTTCATCAGTATATACCTCACTTAAAACAATCAATAGTTTCTCTAAAGGAACCCGCAAAACAAAAAGATGTTAAAGAATACTTTACAAAGATGTATCCAAAAACAGAAAATGATTTATTGGATGAGATAAGCACAGAATTTACAAGACTACAAAAACGAAAATATTATATTAGTCAGTTATTTCCTAATTTAAAAATAGCAGACATTGAAACACTAAATGAAATCATCACAGACGAAGAAATTAAAAAATATGAGTCAGACCGAGGTAATTGAAAAAAAGCATGTATGTGAATTTTGTAATCGTGAGTTTATACGAGAGTCTACCATACTTAAACATATATGTGAATACAAACATCGTTGGTTAGAGCGTGATCGCAGAAGCAATCAACTAGGATTCCAAACTTGGTTGCAGTTTTATAAAAAGAACAGTGCCAGTAAAAAACCTAAAACATATGAAGAATTTATTAAAAGTGCTTATTACACAGCATTTGTTAAATTTGGTAACTATTGCGTTGATATTAATTGTATTAACATCCTTAGATATAGTGAGTATCTATTAAAAGAAAATATCAAATTAGACACATGGTGCAGTGATAGTAACTATACAAAGTTTTTAATTGATTATCTTAAAATTGAAGATCCAATGGATGCGGTATCACGTAGTGTAGAGCATTGCATGGAATTATCCGATCCAGAAAAAATGCAACCAAACGATTATCTACGATATGGGAACAGAAACAAAATACTGTATGCTATAACAACCGGTAAAATTAGCCCATGGGTATTATATCAAAGCGAAAGTGGTGTTAAACTGTTAGACACGTTGGGTGAAGAGCAAATTAAAATGGTTTATGATTATATCAATCCTGTACAGTGGGCTATCAAGTTTAACAAAGAAACTGAAAAAGTAACTGAAGTTAAAAATTTATTATCAGAACTTAAATGGTAAGTGATTGATATGGATACTATGATTTGGATATTGGTTGTATATTTATGGTCAGATAATCCATCTAGAGTTACAATGATTCATAGCAGAGAGTATCCCAGTCATCAAACTTGTATAGAAGAACGAAAAACGTGGGTTGAAAAAAACATAATAGCAACATGCACATTAAAGAATAATTTAAATGGCAATCGCTAATAATACATATTTTATTACCTCAGTAAGTGAAATGGGATATTATGTAGTATTAACTGATTACATGTATTGGGCAGAATGTGAAGAACAACTAAAAGCATGGTGCAACAAAAATCTAACTATGGGCGAAGATGCACTAAAAGGTACTTTACTACAATTAGCTGATGAAAAAGAATATGTATTATTTGAATTGAGATGGTCGTGAGTAAAAAATATTTAGAAGATATACCTGATTTAATAGATCATCCATATGAGTTTGCATGGAACATGCACCCAACTGATTCTATGGCTATGGTAGTGTATCATTGGGGCAAACCAGTTATGCGTTTATCAATGCACGAAGCAATAGAGTCTTGCAGCCGTAGTGAAATAATAAAACATATTAAAGAATGCGATAACACACCTTGGTTGAAAAGATGGCAAGAAGAAAAAAATCAAGAATTAGTTGAAATTTTAACGAAAGAATACTAAGAATGGCTCAGGATATAATGATTGATATTGAAAGTCTTGACACTACCCCAAATTGTGTCATACTTACTATTGGTGTAGTCAGATTCGATCCTAGAGGTGATGGTGCCGTTGAAAGATTAGAATTACGACCAACAATTGAAGATCAAACAGAAAAGTATGGTAGAATTATTAATGACGATACTATACGGTGGTGGAGTGAACAAAGCCCTGCAGCATTTGAAGAAGCATTCAGTGATAGGGGACGTATCCCATTAAAAGATTGTATGGAAGCTCTTTATAAATTCTGTTGGAACCGTCGTGCAATATGGAGTCATGGTGCACCATTTGATGTAGTAGTAATGGAAAGTGCAATGCGACAAACACTAACAGACAGACCTAATCCTATTCCATGGCCGTTCTATACAGTACGTGATACCAGAACATTGTTTGAGATTGCAGGTCTTAAACTCAAAGATGGTGGGCATGTAACAACTCACAAAGCGGTAGAAGATGCTGAACGTCAAGCCATTGTTGTTCAGCAAGCATATAAAAAATTAACTAAAGCGGGCTTTGCAAGATGATAATATCAATCACCGATGATATAGTAAATAAATTAAACAATGCTGCTCAATATTGGAATGACTATTATCATAGTAACAAAGATAATGCTTGTATTGAAGAAAAATATTTTGATTGTTGGTGTGAAGAAACATATGGGATAAAAGTCACAGTAGTACAAAACTCTACAACTCTTGGTCATCAATGGATGACATGGGACAAAGCAGAAATAACAGATGACGAAAAATATACTTGGTTCCTACTGAGTTTTTAATATGAAATTTAATTTTGACATTGACATTGACTTTGGTAACAGAGATAAGATATTAGAACATATCAAATATATTCCTGCAGCTATGCGTAAAGTTACCCCTATACGAAAACATAACACAGGAGTTTATGTAACTAATATTCCATATGATGCTATAAATGACATGGCAAATATAGATTACACTGAAGCAGAAGAACGCGGATATATGAAGTTAGACTTACTAAACGTCCATGTCTATGATCAAGTAAAAAATGAAGAACATTTAGTAGAGTTAATGACTGAACCAAATTGGGACTTACTTAAGAACAGTGAATTTGTTGGGCAGTTAATTCATTTGAGCAATCATTACAATAATATACAAAAAATGCCTGAACCAATTGACAGTATCCCCAGATTAGCAATGTTCTTGGCTATTATTAGACCGGGAAAAAAGCACTTGATTGGTGAGAAGTGGACAGAGATTGCAAAGACTGTTTGGGATAAACCCAATGACGGAAGTTACGCATTTAAGCGTAGCCATGCTTGTGCCTACGCACAGTTAGTAGTTGTTAATATGAATCTGTTGAACCAATCTTAAGATAATCGTTTTACTAACGTTATTGATTTTCGTTTGGATCTGCGTTTACTTAATTCGCTGATACTACAGACTGGACCATGTAATATCATAAGGCTTTTGTTATTGAATGTACGTAAATATGGCCTAAACATACTCCATTCAGTTTTTAAGAACATATTAATAGGTATTAATCTATTGCTTTCCCACCACCAAATATCTCCTAATTCTAGGAATCTTTCACGCATTTCTGACTCTATTATAGACCCATAATCGTATATAGTGGTAACTGTATCATCACGATTCTGTATTATTCCAACATAATCTTGGTTAGAATAATTACAAACCGTAATGAACGGGTGGTTTTCAGTTAAATTTTTGAAGAAATCAGTGTGCATTTTTATATGTTCTAGGCTATTTATACTTGGGCAAACCTAAATAAAATTATGATTCAATAAACTACACAATAAATAAATCATGAATAAAACTTGGTGTATACATCCGTTCACTCAACTAGCTACAATTACCGATGGTAGAATTGTACCTTGTTGCATAGCTAAACCCTATAAAAATGTAAACTTAAACGACATGACAGTTAAGGAAATTTGGAACCACTCGGATATCCTGTCTCTTAGACAAAAGCTTTTAAATGGGGAAGAAGTTGACAATTGCCGTGTTTGCTATGATGACGAATTGCATGGGATAAGTACCCATAGGATTCAGAGTAATAGTAACTTTGAAAAATTATATGGAATATCAGATAAAGACTTTACTAGTCCTGAATTAGATATCACTAATTTAGTTGCATTAGACCTACGATTAGGAAACACATGCAATCTTAAATGCATAATGTGCCGTCCGCAAGAAAGTCATAAATGGTTTGATGATGTGGTTGCCATGCGAAAAATAAATCTTCCACCTGTAGTTAGTGCAGATATGGACGATAAGTTTAACTACAATAGAAATGACTATAACTGGATTAATAAAAAGGTATTTTGGGATAATATAGATGAGATACTGCCTAACATAAAAGAGTTTATCTTTGGTGGTGGTGAACCCTTTATGTTAAAAGAAGTAAAGAAATTATTAAACAAAGCGATAGAATTAGATACTGCTAAAAACCTAAGCATACGGTTCCATACTAATGGTACATATATGCATCCTAAAGATTTTGAGATACTAAAGCACTTCAAGCGCATACAGTTAATGTTTAGTGTTGATGGGGTAAACGAAATAAATCACTTTTTACGCTATCCAGCACAATGGGATAGTATCATAGAAATAATAGAAGAAAATGAAAAGTATGGACCAAACATTGAAAGTTCAATGCTTTGCAGCCTAACCAGCGTAAGTGCCTTTTATTTAGATCAATTATACGATTTTGTTGACAGTAAAAAATGGAATAAATTACCATTAAAAAACTTATATTTGGGACGAGTTCATGATCCTTCTTATTTGAATCCTCAGACACTAGATACTAGACGCAAAAAGATAATTGAGGATAAGTTTAATCGATTAATGAAAGATTACCCATTAGTCAAATCTACGTTAGAATCAAACTTAAATTGGATTCTGGGGGATAGCGGCAACAACGTAACCGTGGATGATACACTAGAATATGTCAAAAATCTATGTTCTGTTAGGAACATTGATCCTAATGTGTTGCATGAGTTTTTGGAAGACTAAATACACGAAAGGATCAAATCGTGTACTCGACCGCCGTATATTTCTATAAAATCAAACAAACAGTAGTGATGCTTGACGGTCCCTCAACTAGGAGATATAACACCGTGTTCGCAAAAAATTTAAAATTACACAGGGGCGTGGATAACAAGATACAATTCCAGCTACTAAATCAGGATGAAAAGCCAATAGATATAACGAACAAAACAATAACTTTTAGACTATTGTCATTAAAGTTTGGTGTATTAATACGAAAAGCATTAACACCTAGTTTAGCCTTAAATGGTATAGCTATATTAGAATTGGATAGGGACATGTTAGAAGAAGTATCTGCCCAAGTATGTAATTATTCATTAACAATATCTGATACTGATAAAGAACAGCCAATTTTTCTAGGAAAAGACAGTGATTCAAACGGAACGATTGAAGTTGTCGATGGTATAGTTCCTCCATTTATTCCCTCAGTAAAAGTAACTATGGGAAACCGTCCTTTCCTAACTCCAACAATGCAAGTAGAGTTTACCACTAGCTCGGTTAGCACTACCAATGATAATTTTACTGTGCAAATGCAATACGAAGATTTTTCCGGTACCGTTCAATTTCAAGGATCAACATTAGTAGATTCTGACTGGTATAATATAGGTGATGTAATGAATTGCACTAATATTACGGATGCCCGTTATTATAACTTAACTGGATTCCATCCATATTTTAGAATTAAATTCTTTAGAACAACCGGTGACGTTTCTAATATCTATCTAAGATAAGCATCCAAATTCATTTTACTTTACGTAAAACTATGTTATACTTGTAACATGTTTGATATTTTATCTATTGTTCCGGGCAAGAAAAAATCAACGTCTAGCGGATGGACAAGCTTTAATGCAATCTGCTGCCATAATCGCGGTCATAAAGTCGATAAGAGGAATCGCGGTGGGATAAAATTTGACGGCAACAATTGGACATATCACTGCTTTAACTGTAATTATAGCTGTCACTTTGAATTGGGTCGTAGCATAACCAATCGAGTTAAGGATTTGTTAAAGTGGTCCGGTGTTGACGAACAACAGATACAGCGTTGGAATCTAGAGAGTTTACAAAATAAAGACTTATTAGATTTTACTAAAAAAGTTAAGAGGGAAAAACCTGTTGTTTTTAAATATAAAGACATACCTGATAGTGAACTTCTCACTAATATTCCTAGGCATAAAAAATACATTGACTATCTAGTAAGTAGAAAAATTGACTATAACAAGTTTAATTTCTTTGTTACTCCTGATGATGAGGGTAGAAACAATAACAGAATCATTATACCCTATCTATATCAAAATGAAGTTGTAGGTCATACCAGCAGATTTTTAGACAACAGAACACCTAAATACATTAATGATCAGCAGCCGGGATATGTGTTTGGATATGATATTCAAAAGCCCAATTGGGAAGTTTGTATATTAGTTGAGGGCATCTTTGATGCATTAAGCATTGATGGATGCGCACTAACTCATAATACTATCAATGATGATCAGGCAAAGTTATTGAGACAACTCAACCGACCTGTTATATTTGTACCAGACAGAGATAAAACAGGATTAGAATCTTGTGACAGAGCATTAGAATTAGGATATAGTGTTAGTATCCCAAATTGGGATATTAATATAAAAGACGTAAATGACGCAGTGGTAAAATACGGTAAGCTACCTACATTGTTAAGTATATTACAAAATGCAACAGCAAGTAAAATTAAAGTAGAAATGCAGAGGAATAAGCTTGGTAAACGATTATAATATTGACGTTCAAAAACTCTTTTTACAAATGATGCTAACAAATGCAGAATTGTATACTAGAGTTATGAACATTATGAATCCTCAGAACTTTGATAGGTCTATTAGACCTGCGGCTGAGTTTATGAAAGAGTATAGTGAAAAATATAGTCTGTTGCCTGATATTGCACAAATTAAAGCAACAACCGGAATAGAACTAGAATTAATTGAAGAATTAAGTGAACATCATACTGAATGGTTTCTAACAGAATTTGAATTATTCACTAAACGACAGGAACTTGAAAGTGCAATTCTTAAATCAGCCGATCTATTAGAGAAGGGTGACTTTGGTCCTGTGGAGAAATTAATTAAAGATGCAGTGCAAATCAGTTTACAACGTGACATGGGAACAGATTATTTTGCTGATCCTAAAACACGTATCAACAAATACTTTAATGCAGGTGGACAACAAAGTACAGGCTGGCCGCAATTAGATAGACTGTTATACGGTGGCTTTAGTCGCGGAGAACTAAACATCTTTGCAGGTGGTTCAGGGTCAGGTAAATCACTTGTTATGATGAATTTGGGATTGAACTGGCTACAAATGGGATTAAGCGGTGTTTATATATCATTAGAACTCTCAGAGGAACTTACTTCACTTAGAACTGATGCTATGCTTACGAGCACAAGCACAAAAGAAATTCGTAAGGATATTGATACCACTGAACTTAAGGTTAGAATGATGGGTAAGAAGTCAGGAAAATATCGTGTTAAAGGATTACCCGCACAAAGCAATGTCAATGATATTCGTAGTTATTTAAAAGAGGTTCAGATTCAAACTGGTATCAAAGTTGATTTTGTAATGATTGACTATCTTGATCTGGTGATGCCTGTTAGTGTTAAAGTAAACCCAAACGATCAGTTTATCAAAGACAAATACGTATCAGAAGAATTACGTAATCTAGCAAAAGAATTAGGTGTATTGATGGTAACTGCAAGTCAGTTGAATCGTAGCGCAGTCGAAGAAATTGAATTTGATCATAGTCATATTGCAGGCGGTATTAGTAAGATCAATACCGCAGACAATGTATTCGGAATTTTCACAAGTCGTAGTATGCGTGAGCGTGGTAAATATCAGATTCAATGTATGAAA